GGATGCCGGTCGCGCCAGACGCGCCAAGTGATCGCCTGTAGCTGGTAGGGCATGAGGCAGACGCGCCGCGCGGCTTCTTCATACGCAGCTTGCAAAGCGCGGTATTCACGGACGCCGATGTTTGTCCGGTCGTCAGTCAATCCGACGCGCTCACCATAGGCAATGTTTCGTGCATGGCCGTCAATCGTGACGTTAAACTCGCCCATAATGTCCATGAAAAAGGACGTAATCTTTTGACCTTTCAGCATGGCCTTTGCCCCGTCGTAGTCCGGACGCGCCGCCAAGATGTCCCAAGCCTTTTGTTTCATCTTGTTGTAGGTCGAGACTTTCACCGAAAGCATACCGTCGCCGCGAATAAACGCGCCGATCAATGCGTCGGCGTTGACAAGATTTCGCGCCCACTTGTTGTTAGGTGAAAGCGCGGCGATGACAGCAACCACAATGTAAACCGGCACGTCATACTTTACCGCGATATTGTGCGCCGCCTTCTGTGCGTTCGGGTACCACAAGCGGCCTTCCTCGCGTTGCGTTTCGTCGCTCTCACAGTAGACGCTGACAATGTTATAGATCATCTTTTCGTGATCGACTAGCGTGGCCTGTTTTGTCATGTGATCACCTCGCCAGTTTCAAAGACACACACCTGCGCGCTAGTCTCAATCCACACCCGCGCGCCGCAAGAAAGAGGCTTGTTCGGTGAGTATACAACAGTGGACGGGCCTTTGATATCGACACGATGAGCGTAGGTATTACACTCGTACGTTTTAACCGTGATTGCCGGATCATTCGTGCCATTCTTTTTGTTGGCGCGGATGACGTGCTGGTTGATATGTATTCTTTTTTTCATAGCGATTCCTTTCGTTAGAAAACGATGCCGAAAACCTACGAGTAATATCCGCCCCGGTCAAGTGGTTTAATTTTCTCGCCCTGTTCCCGGAGCCAGCACGACGGACAGCGCAAGCGGTCCCCTTCCTTGGTCATCGCCGGTTCGCCGCAGTTATCGCAGACGTGTTCGCGGGAAAGCGTGGTCGGTTTGTCATGGCGTTTGCCATTTGTCAGCGTTTGGCGTTTGTCATTTGTCATCAGTTTGTCAGCCAACATCGTCAGGCTCTCCCGGCTCTGCGTGATCGTACTGCCACTTCAGTTGCAATTCGTCGTAATATTCGGCCACTGTCTCGCCGTGCTTGTCGATGAATTCCTGCCTTGTCATGTACGAGGCGTCCTCTTCCATCTCAATTACCCAGTCTTTTACCTTACCCATCGTCACAATCCTCTCTTTCCCACGGCAAGACGGTGCCTTCGGGAAAAGACACCCACAGTCGCCATTCAATCTTACTCACGTCCACGTCCCAGTCGGCCAAGACATCGCACACTATCTCCGAAATAGCCTTGCCCATGTCTTCATCAAGCTCCTCTGTAATATTCCAGTCACGCATCTCGTGTCCCTACCTTTTTCTCGTAGTGTTCAACATCAGCAACCACCTGATCGATCTTTGTGTATATCTGATCAAGGTCGCTGTCCATCAGGTCTATATCTTCTAAGGCATGTTTTGCTTGTGTCAAGAAGGCACGGATCACCGTCGTCTGTGTGATCTTTGTGCGATAAAGTTCCCCGCTGCCGTCACAGTCATGGCAGTGACCGTATTCCTCAACAAGGTCACCGCCACAGATAGGATCAGGAACGGCCTTTGTGTAAGCGACCTTGCCATAGCCGCCACAGTGCCAACAGTGACAAGATTCAACATGATTTTCCATCAGCAGTAAATCCTCTCCATGATGCCGTTAAAAGCGTGAAACATCATCCAGCCCAAGAAGGCCCAGCAACACGCAAACAAGAATATCTCAATGTCATCGTGCGTCAGGTAATATTCCACAGCTTTGTCCCATAACTTACTCATGCTCACCCCCTAATCTGTCAAGTCAATGGCTACTAATTCGTAGTCATCAAATATTTTACGGACATGTTCTTCACTGTATGCATACACATACACATAGGAATCTTCACATAAGTAATGACCTACAGATAAGCCTTGCTCCTTTGCAAATTCAACGTAGTATCTATTCATGTTCACCCCCGTTGCCTCGTCCCAAGCCACCAAAATACTGCGGCTTACGCTTGGCAGTTTCGAACACACTTACAGTGATAAAGATGCCAGCCAACAGGATTGCGTGAACAAGCGCACTGATGCCGAACACGACAATCGATCCCACCCACGACGAGAACACGATACACCACATCCACGCAAGAACTTGCATGATCATGTGACGAGTGTTAACGTCAGGGATGTTGGACAGCGGGTTCTTTGCGCTGTCCATCACCAGTTGATACAATTTAGTCATCGATAGGCACCTCTTCTTCGTAAACAAAGTCACGCCACCACATCTTTTTGCCTTCATCGTCAACCGGCGGGGTGAACTTGAGCGCGTGGTGCAATAGATGTTGCAAATGCTCTAACTTGCCTACGTCGGACATCCAAATATCGTGGCACTCGTGGATTGTGGTGATCATGTTACGCAGTTCGTTATGTGCCTTCAGAAGTTGGCAACGATCTTCGTCTTTTACGATTACTTCCATGTGTCGATCTCCTTTTTAAGACATGTAACCCATACCGGTAACAAACATACCTGTCAAACAAAAAAACAGGGCCAGTCAAAAGACCAGCCCTGCTTCTTGAGAAAGCCACACGAGGAAAAGGAACCGCTAGGAAACCTCGTACGGTATGCACAGCTTTAGCACCTGCGTCTTATACTTGTCAAGCCACTTTTTGCATTCGGCCTCACTTCTTCCGACAAACAGGGCTATCCACCTCGGATAGTCCACACAGTGCCTTGACTTTACTGCGTTTCTGTTTGTCTCTCCGATACGGACAGAAGACACAGGAGCGACGACTTCGTGGCGTCCATCCTTCGACAAGACATAAGGCACAAGTTCGTCGCCCTTTCTGTCCCTCGGCAGCTTAATTTTTCTCATAAGTTAGTTCCTCCACGCGCATGCACAGGGCTTCCTTGTTCAGAGGCATGTCGTCCCAGAATTCGCGAGTCGATGCAAAGTGACACTCTGCCACCGTGTCGTAGGCACCAATAGGCTCAAATTCAAAGTCTTCACTGCTAAATGCTGTCACTAGCAAGAGGACCCACACCACCTTCGTAGTCATCATCTTCGATACCTTCCAAGTAAATGTCGATGGCATCTCGTATCAAGTCAGCAACCGCGACTTGTTCGAGGCTACGTTTCTGCATGGCAGCAGCATAGGTTGCCAGCTTGTCATACTGAACCTTCGTCATCAACAAGTTGTAAGTTTTTGTGGGTTCATCTATCTTCGGTGGTCTTGGCATCGCGTACCTCTTTTGTCATTCTTTTGTCTTCCTTGTTTCTTTTTTTGTCAGGTACAACCCGCTTACCATACTTAGGTAACTCTTTAGCTATAGGGTTTATCTTATTGATTTTTTTCATAACAAGGTAACCTATAGGGGGGAGTGTAAGGGGAGAGTAAGATTGCGTTTCACTCTTGTCAAGTAATTTTTTTTGTTGTTGACCGAGTTTCCTGTATGGTGTACTCGTTGTCCATGACCTCTTGGATCAAAGAACTCGTTGAAGACTTGCCCATCGGTGGTTCAGGCAACCTCCGCATGGACTGCCCGTCTTGTGGCAAGAAGAATACATTCAGCGTGTCGGAAGTCAATGGTGAGCGGTTGTGGTACTGCTTTCATGCAGACTGTGATGTTCGTGGACGAACAGGGTTTCGTATCCGCAAAGATACTCCCTTACATCCATTACTCAAGAAGAACATAAGTACCAAACCTCTTTCCATTACCAATACTTTTCTTGACTTCGAACTGCCAGACACGTTTGTGTCCCTGTCCCGGCAACCCGAGGCAGAAGCCTACGTTCGTCGCGTGAATGCCTATGAAGCATACCGCAACGGCTTGGCTGATATTCGATACGACTTCCGCAGTAATCGTGTGGTGTATCTCATCCGGCACAACAACAGGGTTGTCGATGCAGCAGGTCGAGCCTTAGATCAACAGATGAAACCGAAATGGTGGAGATATGGAAAATCAGGTCGC